TATTCTTACAAGAATTTCATACAAGCGCAAGGCAGAATTGACAGAATGGACACACCATTCAAAGATTTGTACTACTATGTGCTGTGGTCTAACTCGATAATTGACCGTGCCATTAGGTCGGTTTTGGGTAACAAAAAGAGCTTCAATGAGCTCGAGTGGTACAAAGAAAATTGGAATTGATTAAAATTTTGGTATGGTGTACTTGTTTTTTCAGACTACTTGGATGTCATAATTAGAAAACGAGGGTGTACTTACTTATGGCTCTGAGCTGGGGCGATAGTAATATTGAGGCCTTGTGGAGATAATTTTGAGACGAAGCTGAAGAAACAAGTACACCCTTGACGAAAACTCGAAAAAACTTTTTTAAATAAGTACACTTGGTACCTAATTTACAGATTACAACCCTACGCGCGATCAAAATAAATAATAAGTACCAAGTATGTTTTTTTAAAAAACTTTTTTGCGGTTTTCGCAAGGCGTGTACTTGTTTTTAGAGAGGATGATCAATGCAAGAATTATGGAGCCAAATTCCCGAGTTTCCGACATACGCTATTAGTACACATGGGCGAGTCAGGAACACGGAAACTTATCGCTCGTTGAAGACGAGTATTAACGCAAGAGGTATTGTCAAAGTTGGATTAATGTTCGGAGGAGTTCAACATACAAGAAGTGTAGCCGTGTTGGTTGCAGAAGCATTCGTGCCGGGACGTAGTGAGATGATGGACACACCTGTTCATATTGACGGAGATCCACACAACAACAGAAGGGATAATTTGATTTGGCGTCCTCGATGGTTTGCTTATGCATACAGAAAGCAGTTCATCGAAGCTAGCACGAACAATAAACGTGGACCAGTGTATGATCTTACTACACAACAATGGCATGACACTGTGATCGATGCAGCAGTATCGAATGTTCTGTTAGTAAAAGACATCATGCGATCGATTATGTCCAAAGAAGAGTGCTGGCCAACACGCAACGTGTTCGCTTTTCACGAATAAGTACACCACCGCACGCAAAACACATGATGTAATAGAGGAGAGTGCCGTTTAAACACGGCATTTAATTCTTGCATTTTGGAGGTTATAATGAAGGCAGAAACAAAATACCAAGCATCCGTAATAAGACGTTTAGCAAATGAGTTCCCCGGTTGCGTTGTTATTCGCCTAGACCCCCGCTATGTGCAAGGATATCCAGATCTATTGATTCTCTACGAGACCCAATGGGCAGGATTAGAAGTAAAGTTGTCTGCTGATGCAGCTACTGAACCTAATCAGTCTTACTATGTAGAGATGTTTGACAACATGTCCTATTGCGCTTTCATTTATCCAGACAATGAGGACGTGATATTCTATGATCTTCAACAGACACTCTGCCCTAGAAGGTAAACACGCATTCTTAAGTCCAAGTAGTTATCATTGGATCAACTACGACGAAGCAAAGTTAGAAGCTAGATGGACAGCTGCCCGTGCTGCAGCCAGAGGTACTTCACTTCATGAATTGGCGCATCAAGCAATTCGTCTTGGAGTGAAACTTTCTACTGCTAACAAAACATTGAGTATGTATGTGACTGATGGCATTGGTTATAAGATGGAAGTTGAACAACCTCTGTTTTATTCTGACAATGCTTTTGGTACTGCAGACACAATCTCGTTCCGAAGAAAGACTCTTAGAATTCACGACCTTAAAACTGGTCTTACCCAAACGTCAGACAAACAACTTGAGGTTTACGCCGCTTTATTCTGTTTAGAGTATGGTGTATCTCCCTATGATATTGAAATCGAGCTTCGCATTTACCAAAACGATGAAGTACGAGTTTCACATCCTGATCCTGAACGGATCTTGTATATCATGGACAAAATCATTTATTTCGATCAACAGATTGAGATGATGAAGGAAGATTCATAAGGAGGTGTATTATGAGTTGGCTCGGACTTGCACTACTTATTCTAGTGATTGTTCTTATCTTCTATTTCGTTCGCCGTGCGTGAGGAGGGTGTTAAATGATAATTGACGAATCTGAATATTTGGCACACTATGGCATTCTTCGTAAGAGTGGTCGATATCCTTGGGGTTCCGGAAAAACGCAAAATCAGCGAAACAAATCGTTTCTTGATCATGTAGATGATTTGAAGCGTAAAGGTTTCACTGATGTGCAGATCTGTGAAGCATTTGATATTCGTAATGAATTCGGTAAAACCTCAACTACCGCTTTGAGAGCAGCTAGATCTATTGCACGAAATGAACAACGTGCCGCTCTTATTTCTAATGTTGAAAAACTTAGAGCTAAGGGTATGGGTAAAGTTGCTATTGGACAACAACTTGGAATTGGCGAATCCCAAGTTCGAGCGCTTCTTGCGGATGGAGTTAAGGAAAGAAATGAAGAACTGATTGGTACAGCAAAGATGCTCAAAGCCCACGTTGCTGAAAAGCCTTGGGGTGTTGACGTAGGTAAGGGTGTTTCCAATCATCTTGGCGTTTCCGACACTAAACTCAATACTGCTGTTGCAATGTTGAGAGAAGAAGGATATCAAGTTCACAATATTCCAGTAACTCAATTGGGTACTGGCGAGGTTACTAAGGTCAAGGCTTTATATCCTCCTGGCACTCAATGGGGTGATGCTGTACGTAACAAACACCAAATTCGTCAGATTATGGAATATTCTGATGATGGTGGTAAGACGTACAATGGAATTACTGGAAATGAACCCCCAATCAAGATCAATCCAAAAAGAGTAGACGTTGTTTATGGATCTCAAGGTGGGTCCAAAGCAGATGGCGTTATTTACGTTCGTCCTGGCGTTCCTGATGTTTCTATGGGAAAGTCTCAATATGCTCAAGTCAGGATTGCGGTTGGTAATGGTCATTACCTTAAAGGTATGGCCATGTATAAGGATAATCTTCCTGAAGGTATTGATTTGCAGTTCAATACCAACAAAGAAAGCACTGGCAATAAACTTGATGCTTTGAAGAAAATCGAAGATGATCCAGATCGACCCTTTGGTGCGACTGTTCATCCTTCAACCGATATTCAAGGTAAGCCTTTGATCAATCCTAGAACAGGAAAGATCTCTTCAGCAATGAATATCGTTCATGAACAAGGCGATTGGAGAGGTTGGTCTAAAACCATATCTACACAGATGTTGTCTAAACAGAGTCCTGCTTTGGCCAGACAACAATTAGATGTGACATACCAACAGAAGTTGAAGGAATTCAAAGAACTTAAATCGTTGACTAACCCAACCATTAAGAAGTCGCTTCTTGAGAAGTTTGGTGATGAAACCGATTCTTCAGCAGTTCATTTGGAAGCAGCTGCCCTCAACACCAATCAAGGCTGGCACGCCATATTACCAATTAGCTCAATGTCGCCAAATCAAGTTTATGCACCTGGCTACCAGAATGGTGAACGAGTTGTCCTTATTCGTTTCCCCCATGCTGGTACCTTCGAAATTCCAGAACTAACGGTTAACAATAATCAACCCGAAGCAAAGCGTCTTCTTGGATCCGCTCGAGATGCAGTGGGTATTCACCACTCTGTAGCAGAGCGTCTCTCTGGAGCCGACTTTGACGGTGACACGGTTCTTGTTATTCCAAATGGTACTGGTAAAATCAAATCTACTCCTGCCCTTGAAGGTCTTCGTGACTTTAATCCTCGTACCCAATACAAGGGGTATGAAGGAATGAAGAAGATGACAGATCTTGAAAAGGGTATTCAGATGGGTGATATCTCCAATCTGATTACTGACATGACTCTGAAAGGTGCATCTCGAGAGCACCTAGTGAGAGCCGTTCGTCATTCAATGGTTGTTATTGATGCACAAAAGCATGACCTTAATTACAAACAATCAGCCATTGATAATGGGATTGCGAAACTGAAAGAGGAGTATCAAGGCGGCCCTAGAGCTGGAGCTGGCACTCTTATTTCTAGAGCTACCGCCAAGACAGAAGTGCCTGCCAGAAAAGCCCGCCCTGCTGGACAAGGCGGCGCTATTGACAGGGAAACAGGTAAGCGTGTATTTGTACCCACTGGTGAAACTGATTTCCGTACTGGAAAACCCCGTATGGTTAAAGTGGCCAAGTTGGCAAACACAGATGATGCGCATACCTTATTGTCTGGTGATGGTGTCGGCACTCGTATGGAGAGGCTCTATGCAGATCATTCCAATAAGTTGAAAGCACTTGCTAATGAAGCACGTAAGGAATCAGTTAACATCCCCCGTGCAAAGTATAATCCTGCAGCTGCTACAACTTATGCCCCCCAGGTAAAACGATTGACTGCTGCTTTGAAATTAGCTGAAAGAAACGCCCCCCGTGAAAGACAAGCCCAGATTATTGGGGGTGCCATCTATCAGATGAAGCGTGATGCCAATCCTCACATGGCACAGGAAACTATCAAGAAAGAAAAAGGAAGAGCGTTAGATACGGGCCGTCGTAGAGCCGGTGCCAAGAAAGACCGCATTCTAATTAGTGATGATGAATGGCAGGCTATTCAAGCCGGTGCTATCAGTGATCAGAAGCTTAGAGACATTCTTAAGCACGCTGACATTGATACTATACGTAAGTTGGCCACCCCCCGTGAGCCTCACTTGATGACATCTGCTAAGACAGCAAGAGCTAAAGCAATGCTGGACTCCGGTGCTACACGTGCTGAGGTAGCTCGAGCACTAGGTGTATCACTAACAACGCTTGACGATGCTACACTTCCAACTGAGTAGAAAGGATTGAAAAGTGGATCAAGAAGTAATGCTTACAACATTTGACAATCCTTTCAATCCTTTCACTCAGTGGGAAGAGTGGTATTCTTTTGATGATTCCCGTGGGTACCACACACCTGGGCTCCTGGCTAGGATCTGTAACTTTTCTCTTGAGTTGTCGGACTCCGATCGAGTGGAAGCTATCAACCATGCGATCGACGAGATCATTGAAGAGAATGTTTCAGGAATGCATCGCAAAGTAAACCGCCAAGGCGAAGTCGTTGTATAATATATTGTACTTCCGGATCTCTGAAGTTGTAGGGGGGGAGGGGTCGCAGAAGATACCCCCCTATGCATCGCCCGCCTCTATATTT